GTGAGTTATTCCGAGATATCTGATTGGATGGATTGTTCTTTTCGTCATCGTCTTAAACATATTCAAAAAATTGAATTGGGCAAGCCAAGTATTCATACTGAATATGGTCAAGTTGTTCATGATGTTTTGGAGAATTATATTCTTGGTAAGCATCAAATGGAGGATGAGACTATCACGGCGGCTCAACAACAATTTCGTGAATTTGTTGATAAAATAAAGCAAGATCATGGGGTTGATGTTTCTGACAAAGATTTTAATAGTTTTTCCAATACTATTCCTGAGATTGTAAGATCGGTTCCAGATTTTCTTAACAACACTTTTCCTAATTGGAAAGGTTTTGCTGCTGAACATCAACTTTATGAAAGTGTAGCTGGACAAACAAATAAATATTTTAAAGGATATATTGATACGATAATTCGTGTGCCTAAGAATGCACGTAAGAAGCGTGGTGGTAGTTTACCAGATCGTTCTGGTAATCCTATGACGATGCGTTTATCAGAACTTGTAAATCAAGTTAATCCCGAAGAATCCAAAGAATTTGGCGAAGGATATGAATTTTGGATTTTGGATTGGAAAACCACCAGTTGGGGTTGGGATACTGATAGAAAAAGAGATTTTCAAAAACAATTGCAATTAGTATTTTACAAGCATTATTTTTGTAGAATATTTAATCTTCGTTTAGATCAAGTTAAATGTGGTTTTGTATTGTTGAAAAGAACTCCACGTAAGAGTGATAATAGTCGTTGTGAATTAGTTCCTGTTAGTGTAGGACCAAAGACAGAAGCCCGAGCTCTTGAAGTATTGAACAATATGATTAATCAAGTAGCAAGTGGTATGGCAATTAAAAATCGCAATTCTTGTCGGTTTTGTGAATATAACGGAACCGAACATTGTATCTGAGATAACCAAATATACCGGCGTGAGATAGAATATCCTGTGAGCTTTATAAGCCACAGGATTTTTTATGTTTTGGGTATCCATGCAATTATTTTTGGTTTTTGTTGTGCTTATAATATTCTATAAAACAAACAAATTGAGGTAGTATGAATATTACGTTTAGAACGTTAATAAAAGAAATTGGTCGCCCCGTATATGGTTTAATCCACGTAGGAACAAATCTTGGAGATCAAGGAAGAATATATTCAGATAATCATGTAAATCATGTATTGTGGCTTGATAGAAATCGTGGTAATCTTTCTGAGTTATATAATAAAACAAAACAATATCCATTGCTTCAGCAATATATAACAGACGTCTTTTTGGATAAAGATGTAAAAGATGTTTCAAGAACATTTGATAGTTTTCATAGAGAAAATATGGCTCGCATTCCTATTGAAAATTATGATACATTAATTGTTGATGTTAATGATGGAAGTGAATTAAAGGTGTTGCAAGGATTTGAGAAGAATTTTTCTCGTATTCCATCATTTATTAAAAACGTTCATGTGTCATTGAGAGATATCAGAGCGACTGATACATATCTTTCTCAATTTGATTTTAAACAAAAGATTAAGAGCCTTGGTGAGAATGGCTGGGGCGATGTTTTATACACAAGGTGATGAAATGAAAATAAGTGCATATTGTACATGTAGAAATGCTGATGAGATGGAATATCCATATTTGGAATCCATAAAAAGTCATTTAGTTTTTGCTGATGAGGTTGTAGTTTTTGATACAAGTGATGGTAAAGATAAGACGCTTGAGAAATTACAAGCATTAGCTATTGAAGAACCAAAACTTAAAATAGTTCATAGTGATAAAATTGATTGGTCGGCACCTAATCATGGTGTATTTGATGGATATACAAAAACATTATCCAGGAAACAATGTAGTGGAGATGTTCTTTGGCAATTTGATATTGATGAAATTGTTCATGAAAAACATGCATTGATGGTTAGACCATTAGCTGAACAATTTATGAAACAAAATGGTTATGATTTGATGGCATTACCTGTTATTGATTATTGGGGTCGTGAAGGTAAAGCACGATTGGATGTAACTGTTTGGAAATGGCGTTTATCTAAAAATAAACCTGATATTATTCATGGTATACCGGTTCAATTGCGTAAATATGAAAATGGATTATTGTATGCTCATCATGGAACGGATGGTTGTGATTATATATCGGCAACAACTGGAAATGTTATTCCGTGTGTTGGATATCTTCCGTCTGGTTTTGAACAAATGAAGCAAGCATCTACAAAGGATGAAAAACTTGTGTCTAAAGTAGAGAAATTTTTAAATGACACATATTCTCAGTTGCCAGGAGTTCATCATTATTCATGGTTTAATATTGAACGTAAGATAAGAAATTATAGAACGTTTTGGACTACATTTTGGCCAGCTATGTATAATGAAACACGAGATGAAAAAAACAATCCTATGTTTCCAGGTCTTACATGGGCAGAGATTACAGACGACATGATTAAAGATAAGGCTTTAGAATTGGAGCAAGGGACTGGAGGTCATGTGTTTCATCGTCCTTGGGATGGTAGCAGAAATAATTCATATATAGTTGAAATGGGTCATCCGGATATAATAAAACAATGGATTGAGAGGACTAAATGAATGAAGATATAACCGTAATTTTAAATGGCTATAAAAGACCGCATGTATTGCGAGAACAATATCAGGCAATAATAGCTCAAACAAAAAAACCTAAAGAGATTATGTTTTGGCATAATCACTCAGAGATATCCGATCAATTTGATAAAGAAGTTGTTGGTAATACAGTAGCATTTCAAGGAAATGCCAATCTTGGTGTTTGGGCACGTTTTGCATATGCTCTAATGGCTAAAACAAAATATGTTTGCATATTTGACGACGATACTATTCCAGGTAATCGTTGGCTGGAAAACTGTTACAAATATAATAAAGGCAATCGTGGACTTTATGGAACGGTTGGAATTATATTCAATAGCATTAACGGCTATGATGGACCGTATGCCCGTGTAGGCTGGCCAAACGCCAATACAGAGCTCGAGCGGGCAGATATAGTAGGACATTCATGGTTCTTTGAAAAAGAGCTTTTAACGGCATTCTGGAGAGAATTGCCAGATCCTAAATTTGTTCGTTGTGGTGAAGATATTCATTTCTCGTATACATTGCAGAAATATATGGGACTAGAGACATATGTTCCTCCTCACCCAAAGGATGATTTAAGTTTATGGGGTTCGCAACCTGATAAGGCAATGAGATATGGAACAGAATTAGTTGCTGTATCTAATCCTCAAACAAATGGTGGATTATCTATGAATGAATATGTTATGCTAGCTCGTAAAAACGGTTATCGATTTGTCAGAGAAAGAACATGAACATATTAATATGTTATGGCACACGTCCAGAATGGATTAAGATTAAGCCGATAATTTCTGTATTTAAAACTCAAGATATAAAATATCGAGTTCTGCAAGTAAAACAGCATTCAACTCTTCTAGAAGATAATCAAGACGTAAATTATTTTTTAGATATTTCTAGTCATGACTTAAATACAAATCGATTAGATAACATCATAGCAAACATTGTTAATATTTCGGCAGAAGCTTTTACGGATATAACTCATGTATTGGTGCAGGGAGATACAGCTACAGCATTTACGTGTGCATTGGCTGCATTTCATAGAAAGATACCGGTAATACATTTAGAAGCCGGATTACGCACAAGAGATAAAGAAAACCCATATCCAGAAGAAACATATCGACAACTCATATCGAGAATTGCAGATATTCATTTAGCTCCTACGAGTCAAAACGTTTCAAATTTAGACGGAGAACACGTATTAGGAAGATATTTTAAGGTTGGGAATACGGTATTAGATAATCTTGTTTCATATAGAGATAAGATATCTTATGGCAATGAAGTTCTTATTACGTTACACCGAAGAGAGAACCACGAAAGAATGGACGAATGGTTCTCAGTTATTTCTGAAATAGCCTTAAGTAATCCAGGAACTATGTATACATTACCAATTCATCCAAATCCAAACGTTCAAAAACATAAAAGTCTCCTTAAAGGAGTTAATGTAGTTGATCCAATTCCTTATGAGCAGTTCTTAGAACGGCTGGTTAAATCTAGATATTTGATATCTGATAGCGGCGGCATACAAGAGGAGGCCAGTTTCTTAGGAAAGAAAGTAATTGTTTGTCGTAAAGTAACTGAGCGACCAGAGACAATTGGGATTAACACAATCATGTGTTTAGAACCACAAGATTTAAAAATGCATGAATTAAGTCTTAGAGACAAATACATGATTGAACCAAATAATATATATGGCGATGGTAATTCCTCGATTAAAATAGCGAAAATAATAAAAAATTTATGACAAAAATATTCCAAGAAGAGATAAAAAAACTGCACAATCGATTATTATCCGGAGAGAAATTTGCCTTCTCAAAATATGCAGATGGTGAATGGGCGATGTTAAGCAATAAGCCAATTGAATCTAGAGGAGAATTTGTATATAATCCTACGACAGATTATTTCTATTCTGATAAGCTTTTAGAATCATATCGGTTTAGAGATCCAGGTTATTACATTGGAATAAGTTGCCCATGTTGTCAAGGAATAGAAACTCACAAAATGATGATTAGAGTTTCAAAGCAACCAGACGATCACATTACATATGCTAATATTTTCGTTAATGCGAACTATGAATATTATGTAGAAAACATAGTTCCTTTTTATTCAACCGTGAAGACTATACTGATATGCAATAGAAATGGTAAAGTAGATAATCTTCCATTCAAGCCAGAACAGATATATTTCATTGATCAGCACGCCTATAAAAACAATTATGACTTGATTGAGAAGATAACGTCAGAACATACTGATACTAGGGATCATGTTTTCTTGTTTAGTGCTGGTCCTCTTGGGAATATGTTAGCGCATCAACTTTGGGAAGCAAATAAGAATAACACGTATATTGACATTGGATCAACTCTCAATCCTTGGTTGCAAGCCGAAGGACACAAGAGAGATTATTACATGGGTAAAGCTTTGGGGCAGCGAGTCTGCAATTGGGGATGATTGATATGAATAATTTAGATAAACATCTTTCGATATCATATACAAAAGAAAATCTAGATATATGGTTTAAAAGAATAACACGTGAAGTTGAAGAATATAATTATTTTTTACCAAAAAACGTTTCTGGTGACGTATGCGTAGACATTGGTGCTAATCTTGGTGCTTTTACATTCAAATTTGTAAATAGCTTTAATCGGTTAATTTCGATTGAGTCGGCAATTGGAAATATTAATTTTCTCAACAACATGATAAGAGAAAAAAACATTAACAACGTTATAACGTTGCAAAAAGCTGTAGCGGCAAAAAATAATAATACTGTTAAATTACGACCATTAATGCACAATAACTATGATAGTATTGGTAGTCTTGGAAATTTAAGCACTCAGTTGCATAGTTTTACAAGCGATGAAGGATGGATTGATAATGATATATACGAAGTAGTAGAAACAATATCGTTAGAAGGTTTATTCTCTACATACAATTTAAAAAAAATTGATTTAATGAAAATCGATTGTGAAGGAGCAGAATTTGATCTGCTATACAGCAAGGATCTGTCTAATATTAAATTAATTGTAATGGAGGTTCATTCTTTCTTAGGCAAACAAAAACAAAACGAGCTAATTCAGAATATTTTGCAAACTCACAACATTTTTAAAAGTTCGACAGATTTTAAAACTGATGTCAACAATAATTTTACAATTAGCTTCATTAATAAATTATGCACTTGAATAATCTAAATAACGTATGTTTTTTTACATATACTCACTCTAACTGTTCTGATGTTTGGAAGTCTTATGTTACAAGACTTGAAAAACATAGTCAGAATAAGATTGCAAGCTATATTCTTTCGAACGTTTTTTCTCAGGAGTTTCCTGAGCATAAATTTTTGACATATGATGATAACGCATCATATTCTCGAGAATTTATAAAAGCTTTGGAAGCAGTTCCGCATGAATATTTCATTTATATGCAGGAAGATTTTATACTCTATGACAACATTGATTTGGAAAAGATCAATAGCTACATTGATATTTTGAAAAATGACAAATCAATTTCATACGTTCGTATGATCAAATGTGGTGATGTTACTGAAATACCATATGCATCTAACTTATATTATGTGTCTCCAAATGGGATAAAGAATTCCAGTATCAATAGCTTTTCCATGCAGTCAACCGTTTGGAGGAAAACTGATTTTATTAAGCTTTATAGAATGACAGCGGCGAACCGTTTTGGTGAAAGTCTAGACTATGCAAAATCAATGAATACGTTGAACATGAATGGTCTATATCACTATGCAGGAGAACCAAAACGTGGTGGACACTATGATACTACAGTATTTCCTTATATAGCAACTGCGATAGTAAAAGGAAAATGGAACGTAAGCGAATATCCAGACGAACTAAAAGCGTTATTTAGAGAATTTAATATTCAGTCGCTGAAACGAGGATATTGTTGATATGGAAAAATTTGCCATAGTAATTCAAGGACCATCTACGTATATAAGTCAAATTAAAAAATGGTATACTGGCTATCCATTAATATATTCAACATGGGTTGGTGAAGAGAAAAATTACGATTTAGAAAAAGATATTGTCGTTTTTAATGACAAGCCTTTAAATCCTGGTCCTGCCAATTTTTGGATGCAGCAACATTCAACTATTCAGGGTTTATATAAGGCTAAAGAGCTTGGCTATACTCATGTTCTGAAAATGAGGAGTGACATTGTTCCTACTAATTTAGAAAGCTTTGTAAGAACTTTCAAAGACGATCATTTAAATTTCTTTTGTTGGCATGGACACGAAGTGTATCCTCGGTGCCCCGGATATTTTGTCGATTATTTTATGTATGGAAATATTGAGCATATCATTAAATTATGGGACATCGAAAAAGCCTTTTGTGCTGTTCCCGAAATTATATTAACTTGGCAATATATTAAAACCCTAAGCGGTATACCAATTAATTTTATTTATTCTGATATAACTACCGAAAATGATTTGTATTGGATTAAAAGAAATACGTATTTATCTTCGTATAAGACTCCAATAGTCGATCCATATAATAAATTTACCTTCAATTTGAATGTCAAAAATATTAATGAACATTACCTAGATTTTTTGGAGATATAATATGTGGTTAGCAGAAAAAAATATCGCAGAAAACTATATTCAAACAGTTGAAAAGTGTTTAAATTCTGAAGAGATATTTTCGAAATTTAAGTCAGAACCTTCCTATAATCAAATCGTAGGAATGTCTTCAGTTTGGCAAGCAGAAATATGGATTAAAGACATATGTGAAAATCATCCGGAAGTGATTGATTTGTTGCCAAAATTAATAAAAAATGACACATATGGTTCACCGACAGCGTGGGCTTATGAAAATGATATAGTGATGTCACCAAATACAGCCAGATATATTAACTCCGCTTTGCAGATAAAAAGTCATTTCAAATTTCTTGATCGAATTAACGTTACTGAATTGGGAATAGGATATGGCGGACTTTGTTATATTATAAATTGTTTGTTTGATGTTAACAGTTATGGATTAATCGATTTACCACCGGTTCAAAACTTTGCAAGAAAATATTTAAATCAACTTGAAATAAGTAACGTTCAATTTGTTCAGCCAGAATATAACGACTTATTTATAAGCGAATTTTGCTTATCAGAATTTGATGATGAACAATTATATAATTATTACGACAACCATGTTATAATCTCGAAGCATATATTTCTACAAATGAATTTGCATGAAGAAGAACGAAAAACAAAATTCCTAAAAAGAGTTACTTCTGATTTTGATTGCATCATTAGAGATGAGTTTCCAAAAACTCGTTGGCCAAATTATGTGATATTAGGAACGAGAAAATAATATATGAATTGTTTAATTACTGGTGCTAATGGTTTGCTTGGACGTTCTTTGGTAACGGTCTGCACCAATAAAACAATATATGCTCCAACCAGTAAAGAATTGAATTTAACCAGTAAAGAAAGTATCAATAGATATATTTCAAATAATAAGATTGATTGTGTTTATCATTTGGCTGCTCGTGTGGGTGGCGTTAAAGCAAACACAGAATTTGTTGGTAGTTTTTATGATCAAAACATAGCTATCAATACAAATGTCCTAAATGCGTGTTTGGTTTCTAATGTATCCAAAGTAGTCTCCGTCTTATCAACATGTGTCTATCCAGACACCCCTTACGTTTCTTATCCGCTTACAGAAGAACAATTGCATCTCGGTCCACCACATGATAGTAACTTTGGTTATGCTTATGCTAAAAGGATGCTGGACGTACAGACCAGGGCTTATCGTAAGCAATACGGGGTTAACTATATTACCGTAATTCCGAATAATTTATTTGGCAAACATGATAACTTTCATTTAGAAGATGGTCACGTGATTCCAGCTCTTATGAGGAAAATATGGGAAGCTAAACTCAACAACAAATCTACTGTAGAAATATGGGGTGATGGCTCGCCGTTAAGAGAGTTCACATATGCTGATGATATAGCACGAATAATTCTTAAAGTCTCAGAAGAATATGATGAAGAAAATCCTCTCAATATCGGCAATACAGAAGAACATTCAATAGCTTCAGTAGCAAAGAAGCTTGTTGAATATCTGCAATACGATGGCAAATTAGTTTTTAATACTGACAAACCATCCGGTCAATTTAGAAAGCCATCCTCTAACAAGAAATTATTAGAAAAAACAAGTTGGCGTGCAGAAGACTATACTCCATTTGATATTGCTTTAAAGAAAACCTGCGAATGGTTTAAAATAACATATCCGAATGTAAGAGGAGTATAATGCCAACACAAAAGACTGCGTTTATTACTGGCGTAACAGGTCAAGATGGTTCTTATTTAGCAAAATTGCTACTTGACAAAGGTTATCGTGTTATAGGAATGAAGCGCCGAACTTCTCTTATAACAACAGATCGTCTTGATGATATAGAAATTTTCAATCATCCAAATTTTAAACTTGAATATGGTAATATGACCGATTCAAGTTCTATATATTCTCTCCTTACGAAGTATAAGCCAGACGAGATATATAACCTTGCTGCACAGAGCCATGTCCGGGTTTCATTTGAAGTTCCAGAAGAAACCCTTGACGTAGTAGGGGGTGGAACTTTAAAGCTTCTTGAGGCTTATAGATTAATCTGTCCGCAAGCCCGATTTTATCAAGCATCATCTTCTGAAATGTATGGTGATAATGTCAATGTTCCTCAAAATGAAGAGACACGTATGACACCAGCTTCTCCTTATGCAGCAGCTAAATTATATGCTCATAATCTTTGCAGAAATTATCGTGAAGGTTATGGTCTTCATATTTCTTCTGGAATTCTTTTTAATCATGAAAGTCCAGTAAGAGGCGAAACATTTGTTACTCGTAAAATTACTCTTGCTGCTGCCAATATTAAATTAGGAAAACAAGAAACATTATATCTTGGTAATCTTGAAGCGAAAAGAGATTGGGGATTTGCTGGAGATTATGTTGAAGCTATGTGGTTAATGTTACAACAACCAAAGGGTGATGATTATGTTATTGCTACTGGAGAGACTCATACAGTAGAAGAATTTTTAAATGTTGTTTTTGATTATGCCGGTTTAGATATTAATAAACATGTGAAAATAGATTCAAGATTATTTCGTCCGCATGAAGTTCCTATATTGCTTGGAGATAGTTCCAAAGCACAAAGAGTGTTGGGATGGAAACCAAAGACAACATTTCGTGGTTTAGCGGAAATGATGTACGAAGCAGATTATCATAGAGCTTTAAATTTATGAACATATTTTGAGGAAGCAACATGATTAAACTAGTAATATTTGACTTAGATGGAGTTTTGGTAGAGTTGAAAGACTCTCATTATGTTTGTTTAAACAAGGCTTTAAGTGCATATGGAGAAAATTATCTTATAACTTTAGATGAGCATTATAAAATATATGATGGATTACCAACTAAAGAAAAGCTTAAATTGTTAACAAGATATAAAAAACTTGATACATCATTGTATGACAAAATTAACAAAAGTAAACAGCTTCATACTCTTCAGTATATATATGATTTTGTTAAGCCGATATCTCACATAACTGAGTTGTTTGAAAAGCTTAAGGCGGAAGACTATAAAATATGTGTTGCAACAAATAGTGTTGCGAACACGGCATATTCTGTTTTAGTTAAGATGGAACTGTTACAATATGTAGATAAAGTCTTTTCAAACGAAGATGCAAAATATTCAAAGCCAAATCCAGAGATATATTTTAAAGCGATTAGCTATTTTGGTTTAACGCCTAAAGATTGTGTTATTGTTGAAGATAGTCCATATGGATTAGAAGCCGCCTTCGAAAGCGGTGCTAACGTTGTAAAAGTCAAAAATACAATTGAAGTTAACGTTTCTAATCTTTTTAAAGAGATAACAAAATTTAACAGAAAGAAGAAGCTAATGAAGTGGAATGGCAATAATTTTAATGTTTTAATTCCTATGGCTGGTCATGGCAGCAGATTTCAAAAGGCGGGATATGAGTTACCTAAGCCGCTAATCGATGTTCAAGGAATTCCTATGATTGAAAAGGTTGTTAATAACCTTAATATTGATGGCAATTATATTTTTGTAGTTCAGCGAGAACATGAGCAGCATAAGGTATCTGAAACATTAAATCAAATTGCGCCTGGATGCAAAATCGTATATGTTGATCAAGTTACCGAAGGAGCTGCTTGCACTACTCTTTTAGCCAAAGAACATATTAATAACAATAATCATCTTTTGATTGTTAATTCTGATCAATATGTTGAATGGGATAGTAATCGTTTTTACTATCAAATGACAGATCAAGATGTTGATGGTGGTATTGTGTCTTTTAAAGCAACTCATCCTAAATGGAGTTTTGCTAAAGTAGGAGTTGATGGGTTTGTAACTGAAGTGGCAGAAAAAAATCCTATAAGTGATATAGCGACTGTAGGAATATATTATTGGGCTAAAGGCAGCGATTATGTAAAGTATGCTGAACAAATGATATCCAAAAATATTAGAGTTAATAACGAGTTCTATGTTTGCCCTGTATTCAATGAGGCGATATCTGATAATAAAAAGTTTATTACATATAATATTGAAAAAATGTGGGGTCTTGGAACTCCAGAAGATTTAGAATATTATCTCGAGAAAAATCCTGTATGAGATTAATAGCTCATAGAGGTAATTGGTCTGGAAAAAAACTCGAATTTGAAAACAAACCAGACTATATAAAAGCTGCTATTGATTATGGATATGACGCTGAAGTGGATTTGTGGTTACAGAAAGATATGCTGTATCTTGGTCACGATGCACCAGAATATTCTATTAATCAAACATATATAGAAAATTTTAGTGAAAATCTTTGGATCCATGCTAAAAACATTGCTGCCATAGAATGGTTATCTAAAACTAATTTTCATTGGTTCTGGCATGAAAATGATAAGATAACCATGACTAATAAAGGATATATTTGGACGTATCCAGAGGTGTTTATATCAAATAGTGTTATCAATCAACCGTCTGATAATTCTATTTTCTGGACCGACAAGCTTTGGCAAAAAATGCAATATATTGGCATATGTCATGATGATTTAAACACGTGTAAAATTACAATTTCTTAATAAAACTTGTTTTTAAACATATCATGATTTATTAGCGAAAATAGAACATCATATAGGAGATATGAATGTCAGAAGATTTTTTAAGTCCATTTAATTTCAAGAAAAAATATAAAGTAATCACATGAACTCCTACTCCGCATATATTTATCATATATGAATACGTGTAATATCTGCCATAAAGAATTTGAAGGAAATCCACAAAAAAAGACTTGTTCTCAAATCTGTCTTGTAAAACATCGTAAAAACAGAAGAGAAAAAAGTAATAAAAATATATTAGAAGCAAGAACTTGTCTATATTGTCAAAAAAGTTTTGAACGTATTAGATATAAAAAAGGAAAGTTTTGCAATCGTTCGTGCGCTTCAAAATATCATGTTATAAATGGAACCTATGACAAATGGATATCTCATAGTAATGATAAATCTGGGTTTTTAGCTAAGTGTTTTTGTTGTGATACTGAGATTTATTATCCGCCGAGATATAAAAAAACTACAAGACATAAAGTATGCAGTCCAGAATGTAAAAAAGAGTATATGAAACGTTTATTTTCCGGCATCAATAATCCGATGTTCGGTCGTCGCCTTACAAAAGATCAAAAAGATAAACAGAAAACGTCTTTAAGTAAAAAATATGGAGTCACTAACGCATACATGTTGGCTCAACATAGAAAAATTTCAAAGCCACAACAAGAGCTTTTTGATTATGTTAAAAGTATTAATTCAACAGCAGAATTAGAAGTTAAACTATCAGTAAAAGATACAAAAATATTTGCAGATATATTGGTATCAGATTTAAATAAAGTAATTGAATATCATGGAGACTACTGGCACGCAAACCCAAAAATATATCCAGCAAATTATTTTCACAAAGTGAAGAACAAAACTGCTGAAGAAATATGGCAAGCTGATGCAAAAAGAAAAAACATAATAAAAGAGGCAGGTTATTCTGTAATGATAGTATGGGCTTCTGATATGCAAAACAATAAAGAAGATATGCTAAAAAAGATAAAGGATTTTATATATGAGTGATAGTGATTTCTTGACAGCGTTCAATTTTAAAAAGAAATATAAAGTAATCACGTTAAGTGATCATCCATTGAATTGAGTTAGTGGATGTAAAACTGGGTGAATTGCTGGAAACTCCTTAAGCATCATATACTACAACGCAATCAGAAACGATAAACGTGAATGTTTAAAAAATATGACGATTGGACAATCAGCAGCCAAGTCTCTGTCCGGAAACGGTGAGAAAGGTTCAACGACTACGGTTAACCTAAAAGCCCTTAAAGCTCATGGTAATGATCCGACAGCGCCCAGCATATGTTAAAGCATATGATGATATAGTCTGGTTATATTAGAAATAATATAAGTTATGTAGCTCCTTCGGGTGTCGGGGTGCAAGCTCGTTTCTTAATTGATGGTCTTATTAAAACCGGTCAATGGTCATTTCGTTGTTTAGGTGGTGCAATGAAACATGCCAAGTATGATACTATCGCCGTTAATCCAGATTTCATAGTTAAACCAGTAGATGGATTTGGAAACAAAGATATTATTCGCCAACTTCTTATCTCAGAACAACCAGATGCCATTTTCTTATTTACAGATCCAAGACAATTTATTTGGGTTTGGGAAATGGCAGATGAAATTCGTCAAGTATGTCCAATAGTATATTGGCACGTTTGGGACAATGATCCATATCCAGCTTTTAATTTTCCTTGGTATGAAAGCACAGACTTAATCAACTGTCTTTCACATAAAACTTATGAACTTGTAAAACCGCATTTTCCAGAAAAAACAAATTATATTCCTCATACCTTTCCTAAACAAGTTTATTATCCACTTCCCGAAGATAAAATTGTAGAATTAAAAAAGCAAAATTTTGGACCTCGTGCAGATTGGTTTAAAGCTATTTGGGTAAATCGTAATGCTACTCGCAAAATGCCAAATGATCTTTTGTTTGGTTGGAAAACATTCCTTGATGATCTTGAAAAGAAACATGGTCATCGTAATGCTGTATTAATGATGCATACAGATCCAACAGATCAAGAAGGTCCAAATCTTCTTGCAACATCTGATATGTTTGGATTGCATGATCATGTTTGGTTTTCAAATGAACGTCTTCAATTTGAGCAAATGAATATTCTTCATAATCTTTCTGATGTTTGTATTAACGTTTCTAAGAATGAAGGCTTTGGTCTTTCTACTCTTATTTCTATGCAAGTTGGTAAACCAATGATAGCTCTTAAAACCGGTGGAGAAACACGTCAAGTAGAAGATTATCGTAATGGTTATCAATATGGAGTTGGAATAGAACCAGCCAAGCGTTCATTAGTTGGTTCACAAATGGTTCCCTATATTTTTGAAGATTTCTGTACTGAGCGACAAATTTCAGATGCGTTTATGGAGATTTATGAATGGACTGATGAAAAGAAAGCTGAGTTTCGTGAACGTGCTGCTGAATATTTGGATCACGAATTTAAATATGAAAATATGGTTCAACAATGGCATGAAACTATGTTAAAATGTGTTGAAGACTTTAAAGCTAAAAAAGATTCAAATACATTAAAGCGTTGGAGTTTACAAGGTATTAATCCAGCTCCAAAAAATAAATTAGTCAATATCAAGTGAAGAGGAAATTTTATGTCAAAGAAAACAGTAATACTTCGTGGTCCAGTATTAACTCAAAGTGGTTATGGTGTTCATGCTCGTCAAATAGCTCGTTGGTTATTTGATTTAGCAGATAAAACAGGAAATATTGATGTTGTAACCGAACCTCTTTCTTGGGGAATTACACCTTGGTTAGTTGATGTATATGCGGAAAATGGTCTTGTTGGTCGTTTAATTCAATCTGCTGGCAAAAGAGACAAATATGATGTTTCTTTACAACTTCAACTTCCCAATGAATGGAATCCTTTTCTTGCAGATTTTAACGTTGGTCTTACGGCTGGAGTAGAGGGTGATCGTTGTAATCCAGCTTGGATTTCAGCTGTTAATCGTATGGATTTAGTTATTGTTCCATCAGAATTTGTTAAGAAGGTTTTTACAAATACTGGTGAAGTTAAAACAAATATTGTTGTAGTTCCGGAAGCTTTTATGGATAGTGTTGGTAAACCAGAATTACCTGAACTTGATTTAGAACTTCCGACAGATTTTAATTTTCTTTTATTTGGTCAAATAACTGGAAACAATCCAGAGAATGATCGCAAAAATCTTTTTTATTCTATTAAATGGTTAGCAGAGCAATTCAAAGATAATCCGGATGTTGGAGTTGTAATAAAAACAAATACTGGTAGAAACACGGTTGTAGATCGTATTAGAACAACAAATATGTTGGCTCAATTAACTGCTGAAGTAAAGAAGGGATCGGAATTTCCTAAATTTTATTTATTGCATGGAGATATGAATGATGATGAAGTAGCGGCTTTATATCGTCATCCAAAAATAAAGGCTCTTATATCTCCGACAAGAGGTGAAGGATTTGGTCTTCCGATATTAGAGGCGGCTGCATCTGGACTTCCAGTAATGGCTACTGGTTGGAGTGCTCATACTGAATATCTTGGTAAAGGCAAATATGTTAAATTTGATTATCGTTTAGAGCAAATTCATCAAAGTCGTGTAGATAATCAGATTTGGATGCCCGAGGCAAAATGGGCAAATGTCAAAGAAGATGATTTTAAACATCGTGTAAAGAAGTTTGTAGAAAGTTCTTCTGTTCCTCGTCAATGGGCAACAGAATTAAAAGAAGTATTGCAAAAACAATATTCATTTGAAGCTATTTCAGAACAATATACAGCAGCTCTTAAGGATGTATTGGGATGATTTTTCTTAGTATTTTGTCTTTGGTGCTTTTAATTTTATTAGGAGCATCTTTATTTTATCTAATTCGCTTTGCACGTATTATTATGATTTTAGAAGATGATTTTTCTGATGCCATAGAAGCATTTGAAGAAACAGAGAAATCATTTGAAAAGATTTTAGGAATGAGATTATTTTTTGACAGTCGTGAAGTTCAAATGGTTGTTCAAGAAGTAATGTCAGAAATTAAAGCTAATAAAACTACTATAAGTCGTATAGCATTACGATTTGTAGAAAGAAGTAAACAAAAATATACAGTTGTAGTTGAAGAAGAACCTGATATTAAACAATTGCAAGAACAATTGATGAGGGAACGTCTTTTACGAGGAGACATATTAGATGAAGGTCCGAAGGAAATCCTCCGTTAATCTTGAAAAAGAGATAGAAGAAATTGGTGAGTTATTAACGGTTGATATAGCACCCGAGATACCTTCATTAATTTATCCGGAAAAAAAGAAAAACCGAAAAAAGATAAAACGTAAAGGTTCAGAGCCTACTCTCATCAATTACTTTACAGAAAAAACACAAGAACATATTGTTGAATATCAAAAAGAAATTGATTCAAATAAAAAAAAGGTAATATATGTTAAAGAAATATTGCCTGCTTTTGATAGTCTTGTAGAAAATCTTATTAACGTTTACGGTTTTTCTGTAATTTATGAAAGCAAACAAGATCTTAAGAATGAATGTTTGCAATTTCTTTATACGGCAGTAGATAAGTTTAATGCCGATAAAGGTAGTAAAGCTTTTTCTTATTTCAATGTTGTTGCAAAAAATTGGTTAACAATCAAAAGCAAACAAAATATTAAACGTATACAAAGTTATATTTCAATTGATGATCAAGAGAATATTGCTAAAGAAGATATGGAACGAATTGAAATGTTTCAGATTGTTCCTAATTTTGAAGAAGTGTTATTGACTGTTAACATGCATGATCATTTAATCAAATTAGTTGATACAATTGAGAATAAAATAAAAACTGACAATGAACGTTTAGTTGTTAATGCAATTAAAGTTTTAATTGGAAACATTGATAATGTTGATCTTTTGAGTAAGAGAGCAATTCTTCTTTATGTAAGAGAATTAACTAATTTATCAAGCAAACAATTGTCATTGACCTTATCTTCTTTGAAGAGATACTATAAAGAAGTTAAAAATAGCGAAGAATTTCAACTTTAATATACTTACGGTTATGGCAAAGAAAAAAACACCAGTATATCAACCCGCCGCCCCATCATTTGTTATGCAAACACCGCCAGATGAACCAGATATAACCGGAATGGAAGTTGGGTTTAAACGTCCAAATATTGATGATTTAGATGAAAAAATAAACAAACAACTTCATGATTTTTCCAGTTTATTAAATCAAATATCTTCCGTAGAAGACAAACAAAAAGCTTTATGGAAACAGATATATGAGAATGCGGTTCAAGATCGTAAAAATGCTTATATAATGTGGATAGATCTTTATGGTTATGTTCATGCCAATCCAAATGAACATGCTATTCATGGTCAAAATTTATCTCGTTATATGGAAAGAATGAGCAAGGCGAATGATCAAATTCTTAAACTTGCAGAATTGGTAAGCAAGGCAAGTGAACAAGATATAGATCATATGATGAATGAAGATGATATATATGATAAGATTCAAAAAACAACAGATTTCAAACAATAGACAGAATTTATCATAATATATCAATATGGTATTACCCAACACAAATATAGCCAGATCATTAACTGGTGGACGTGGATTACAACGTGAGATATTAACATCAGCATTTACTACAGGAAGTCCACCTGTATTGCAAAGAGCTGTAGTTGTAGATGTAATTTCAGATCCGCATGGATTAGGCGAAGAATATAAACAAAGATTGTATGGAGTTGTAAATAATCCAGAATTAATCGATGTATTAATACCAAATAGCATTATTGCTCAAATAGTAAGTAATGGTTCTGGTCGTGGTACAGAATTGATGACTTGTTTATTTCCTTTGTATCCGACACATTTTCAAATGCCAATTGCTCCTGGCGAACAAGTTTTTGTTATATTTGAAGATATTGGAATTACCGGTCCACTTCGAGGGTTTTGGGTATCAAGAATACCAGGTTATTATACTTTTGAAGATGTGAATTACACGCATTTAGATCGTAGATTTGATCCAACAACAAATCCTAATAATTATACAACAGCAGATATTGAAAATAGACCAACAGATATAAGTCCGGAAATGTTTCAAAATGGTGCTAATACACCAGAAACAAGAACTATTAACAATATTAATGGTCAAAATGCATATGATTATATATTCAATTATGCATCTGCTGGTTTATACGTTACACCCGAGCCAGTTCCTAGATGGAAAAAACGACCACAAGAATTGATATTGCAAGGTGCTAATAATGCATTGATAATGTTAGGAGAAGATCGTAATGGTCCAATTCATGGTGGATTAGGAAATAATAATATTGATATTGGAAGAAATGGTCCAAATGGAGCCAGATATGCTGGAGCAGTTGATATTGTTGTTGGTCGTGGACGTTATATGCCTTTGGCAAATGTTAATCCACGTGATGAAGCCGATGATAATCCCCCAGGCTTTGATTCAACATCGCCATTAGTTATTGAAAATACAAGAGGTCATTTAGAAACAAACAAAAATCCATTTCGTTCTAATTTGGAAACTTTAGCAAATGCAAATGAAGGTAATCCGGATCCAATATATGATGCAGCCCGATTATATATTGTTCAACAAAGTCGTGTTGATGAAAATTATAAACTAGTTTCTTATGTTGATGATGGCATTATATATCCTGTTGGAGCATTAAATAATCAACAACCCGAAACAAATAATTTGCATGGTAAAAGTTATGTTGTTGGGAAAGCAGATAACATCCGAATTATTGGAAGACGTGAACCAAATTTTGGTGAAAATGCAAACATTAGAGGCACAATATTATTAATTCGTGAAGGAAATTATAATTATAATACTATAACTGTTGACGATATCACTTTTCAACCAGAAGATGCTGGAGATGAAGAAGCTCCGGAAACTACTGCACCTACCGAACCAGAAGGTGATTTGGCATATATATATTTTGATCCAGAAGGTCAAATCCAAATTGAAGGCAAAAAAATTTATATAGGAAGAGCTTTGCCACAAGAACAAGCTTCAAATTCTGAGGAAGTAGAAAATCCAGAGCCGTATTTGAGATACTCTGTTTATAAAATAACAATTGAAGCTCTTCAATCTCAAATTGAGGCTTTAAAAGAATATATATTGAGTTTAGAAAATAGCTTAATACAGGCTTTTAGCACAGCGGTTGCAACTCCATATAGTCCTATAACTGCATTTCAATCTAGATCAACTGTAAATCAAATTTCTCCAGGATTTACTTCAACAAAGTTAGACAATAAAATAACCAATTTTGGTGATCGCATACGTAACACATACAATGAACACGTTAAATCTACTAAAATATTTGGAGAATAATTTGTGGCAATTCCAGCACCATTTACCAAACAACAATTAAAAGATGCTATATATCAAGCATTTTTAGATCAATCAAATGATTCTTCTGGAATTCCTGCAAATGCGTATAATGCTTTATCTTTTAAAATTGGCATTGCAGTTGATAGCTATACCTTATATCAATTATATAAAATTAAATTAGCGTTAACGATTCCTGGGGCTTATACGGCACCGGGAAACGTTCCTCCTGTCAATACTGGTCCATTGACTCCTGGTGGCATTTTAGCTGCCTTTGTAGAGGCTCCCGAGACTAGAATAGAAGAAGAAAATCAACAATTTGCTGAATGGAAGGAAACTCAACCTGTTATGGCTATGATTGATAAAAATGGATTAATTAATGAAATATTTCGTTCATTTAACGAGCGTTTAACGGAACCAGAAAGTGGAGATGCTGAAATGGCATATAGAAAAATAGCTGAAACAATGGGAGAAGGAATTTCAAGCTACGTTTTAAATGAAATGAATAAAATTAAATTTGCTTTGGTCAGTCCTGGTGCATTCACCGCTGCGGCTGCGGTAGTTAATCCTGGTTCTATAAGTGCATATGAGCCTGGACAACCTTCTGGTCCATTCCCATGAAAATCAAAATTAACAATATTTAAGAAGTATTATGGCTAGATTAAGTTTTAAAGATGTTGGAACAACTGTTTCAGATACTCTTTATAAGAGTTCTGAAGAACAGAATAGAATTCCAATTGGAATTAAAACTCCATTAGAAATTGATCACGCTGATTCCTCAGCAATTTTTAAAATGCATTTTGATTTAAAAGATCAAATAACTGATAATTTAAGAAATTTAATATTAACAAATCATGGAGAAAGATTAGGATTTCCCGATTTTGGTGCAAATTTAAGACCTTTATTAACAGAATTTTCTAATAAAGATAATTTTGATAGTATTGCAATGGGACGAATAAAAAATGCAGCTGGAAAATATATGAGCTATGTTAACTTAGTTGCATATGAATCAAAAGCGGATCGATATGAAAATGAATATACTGGCGTAATTAAAATGTTGATATTATATACCGTACCAAATTTAAACATTCAAGAAACAGCAATGGAAGTAACGTTATTTGTTATTTAGTGACATATGCCTACAGATAGTAAAAAACAAATTTTAAAACAAATCAGAGAACGCAGATATCTTAATAAAGATTTTGATGCATTACGAAATGATTTATTAGATTATGCCAGAACATACTTTCCTAATAGGATCAATGATTTTTCTGAAGCAAGTTTAGGAGGAATGTTACTTGATTTAGCGGCATATGTAGGTGACGTTCAAAGTTATTATTTGGATCATCAATTTTTAGAAACGTTTCCGGAAACTGCTTCGGAATTTAATAATATTCAACGACATTTACAAAATGCTGGAGTTAAAATAACTGGTGCAGCGCCGGCTTCTGTTAATGTTAGATTTTTCGTAAGAATTCCTGTTAGTGATAATCAAGGAACTCTTAATGAATTTGCATTGCCTATTATTAAACAAAATACAGTAGTCAGAGCAAATAATGGCACCGAATTTATATTAACTGAAGATTTAGATTTTAATGCTAGATTTCCTGACAATAGGCTTAAAGCTAATGTTCAAGTTGGTAATGTCAATGCTAATAATATACCGCAAAATTATATTTTAACTCTCGATGGTTTATGTATTTCCGGAAAATTAGCAACACAATTTGCTACTGTTACGAGTTTTATTCCATATAGAAAAATTGCATTAAATAATAATGATGTAACAGAAATAATAAGTGTTAAAGATACATTAGGCAACACATATTATGAGGTTGACAATTTAACGCAAGATACCATCTATCGTCGGGTTGCAAATGTTGGATATGATTTTAATTTAATTCCAGAAACTATGGTTCCAATTCCAGCACCATATCGTTTTATTAGTCAAACAGATTTACAAACACGTATAACTTCATTAGTTTTTGGAGGTGGAAATGCTCAAACAGTTAATGATGATGTAATTCCAGATCCAAGCGAATTTGCATTACCATTATATGGCAAACAAACATTCTCAAGATTTGAAATCAATCCAAATAATTTATTACAAACAACAACATTTGGAGTAATGGCAGAAAATACAGATTTGGAAATTATATATCGTTATGGTGGTGGTTTAAGTCATAACGTTGAAGCTGGAACTGTTAATGCTATTACATCATTGAATATATTTTTTCCAAGATTTCCATCGGCCAACGTAGCCGGGTATGTTAGAAATTCTTTAGCTGTTAATAATCCAAGTAGAGCATCTGGAGGAGAATCTGCTCCAGATATCAACAGTTTAAAATCAAAAATTCCAACTTTCCGCTCAATGCAAAATCGTATTGTTACCAAAGAAGATTTGTTAGCACGTGTATATTCTTTGCCATCAAATTTCGGAAGAGTTTATCGTGCCGGTATAAGAACAAATCCAAATAATCCATTAGCAACTCAATTGTTCATTATTTCTCGTAATACTTCAAATCAATTGATCGTAAGTCCAGATACCCTTAAAAAGAATTTGGTCACATATCTCAATCAATATCGTATGATTTCAGATGCAATTGACATATTGGATGCAAGAGTATTAAATTTAAAAATTACCTTTAGTATTGTCGTTGATCCAACTGAAAATAGAGAATTGGTTTTAAGAAATTGTTTGCAAAATGTTAAACAATATTTTGACATTAAGAATTTTGACATCGATCAACCATTAATAATTTCAGATATACAAAACATCATTTATAACAGTAAAGGCGTTATATCTCTTGTATCATTAGATATAACGAATATATATGGTGCATCAGATAATAGATTTTATTCAAATGAAGTGTTTGATATAGTTTCAAATACATATCGTGGAATTGTATTTGGTTCACCAGGATCCATATTTGAAGTGCGCTATAAAGATTATGACATTGTAGGAACTGTAGTATAGGTGAATTATGTATAGAATATTATCTGCAAGTAAAGACACATATATTACAGACAAATACATAGCTGGAGAACGTTGCACAACTTCTAACGTAGGACAAGCCGCTACTTTAGATCTTTTTAAACTTTATGATCAAACAACGGTTCTTAGTGGAACAACTCCTATATCTGGTGTTATTGAATTAAGCAGAATTTTATTGCAATTTGATTATGAACCATTGCAACAAATAACCGGTTCATTTCTTAATATCAATGATCCCAGCTTTAAAGCTTTCTTATCATTGAAAGATGTGTATGGAGGTCAAACTACCCCTTCCAATTATTCTATAAGGCTTATACCGATTTCCAGAAGTTGGGATGAGGGCAGGGGCTTTGACGTTGTAGCATTTCGTGATTTGGATACAGCAAATTTCTTGACAGCTTCGGTTATTAATGGAGGTGCAGATGTTTGGGCAATATCTGGTGCTGCTGCAAGTGGTTCTCTTGGCGATCCCAATATTGATATTATTGTGTCAGGTAATTTTGGCGCTGGTTTACAAGATTTAACCGTAACCGCACAATTTCCTCGTGGCGATGAAAATCTTTTAATGGATGTTTCTACACTTGTTAGTGCAACAATAGCCGGTCAAATGCCAAATTATGGTTGGAGATTAAGTTTTATTGATTCACAAGAACAAGACAACATAACTCGTTTCGTTAAACGATTTGGTTCTCGTCAAGCTAAAAATGCCGATCTTCATCCACAATTGGTTATCAAATATAATGATCAATTAACCGATGATATGGGCAATACCCTGTTCAATGTTTCTCAAAGCTTATTTACATTTAATCGTATTAATGGTCAATATCAAAATTATTTCTCTGGCAGCACAGAAATAACTGGATCAGATTGTTTGTTGTTTAATTTATATGGCGACAAATATCTTACATATTATACATCCAGTTTCTCCTTATCTCATAGTGCCAGCATTACTCATTTAACACGTAGTCTTTATGCTATAACTCAAAGCTTTACTGGTAGTCAATATAATATTGGTAGCATTCCACAACCCGGTATATATAACACTTCTGTCAACTTCAATACAATTGATAATACGGTATTAAAAGATTTCCTTACCGGTTCTATTTCTCAGGAATTTACATATGCATGGACCAGTCTTGATGGCACCCTCACATATGCTTCTGGAAAGACCGTCTATAAGCTCCCACAAGGCTCTATAGGCAACGTAGAGGAGAAGAACTGGGTAGTCAATATAACCAACCTTAAACAGCAATATAAGAGCACAGAACAGGCAAGATTGCGTATCTTTGTATTAGACTACAATACAGAACAAAGTGCAAGTAGATTACCATTACAACCAAAGAGCGTTATATTGAATAATCTTAAATGGAGAATGATTAATGCTTATTCACGAGCAGTTGTTATTCCATTTGATAATGTAGCGACATTGTGTTCATATGATGCTGAAGGTATGTATTTTGATATATGGATGCAGGATTTTGCACAGGGCGAAGTTTATGAAATTGAATTAATGATTACTTATGGTGGTAAAGATTATTTGATTAGTAATTCTGGATTTAGATTTAAGGTGATGCCCTAATGGCTAACAACAATGTAAGAAATTTACAAAGAAGAGCGCCGACGTTGTTTAAACCGTCCGTCGTTCGTTCTTTATTGGAACCACCAGATGGATCAGTAACTTTTAATTTAGCAGCTCCAATTACATATGCAGATACATCATTAGATAATACCGGTTCATTTCGTTATAACATGTATGGACAAGGTTTACGTTCAACTCAGCAATTGAATATTGATTGGAGTAAATTTGAAAATCATACTTTTTTTAATTCGGCTCAAGTCAAGGTAAACGTTGCGTTTGATAAAATTCAAAATGGATTTCCTTTTGATGGAACACAAAAAGAAACTGAAATATTTCAAGATAGATTAACTGGATTTGAAACGTATCTTTATGAATCTTATCCAAAGCATAAAGGATATTTATTTTTTTCCGGAACCAATGGTGGATTTGAAGCTGGCGCTGGAACATATGTAACTGTTGTTGATAAAGCTGGAAGTGCATATAGTGATGTGGCCAGAAGAACTGATGCTGCTAGTATTATTAATCCACGATATAATTCAATGACATTTGAATATTGGATTAATGTTCCACCAAAAACAAATGACAATCAAGTTATATTTTCAAAACATGATGGTCAAACAGGATTTTTATGTGCATTGACCAGTTCAACATCTACAACATATGCAACAAGTAGTTTGATATTAGCCAGCGGTTCAGTTTATGAATCAATGGATGTAGTATTTGAAAAAGATTCTTGGAATCATTTTGCTTGGATATGGAATAGAACACCAGGAAGTGAAGGAATTACTGCTTATTTGAATGGTGTTTATTATGGAACCGGTTCTAATCCAATTGAATATGGAGATGTTGATGTATTAAATAATTTATACATTGGTTCTGGTAGTCAATTAGCAACGTTTTTACCAAATAATACATTATCTGGTGCATTAGACGATTTACGTATATGGCACACAATACGTTCACGAGAAGATATTTACGACAATTATCAAAAAAGCATTTTTGCTCAAGATAATTTAAAGCTTTATTATAAATTTAATGAACCTTCTGGTAGCACTTCACCAATTGTCATTGATTATTCTGCAAATAGTTTACATGGAAATTTAAGTTATAATGCATATAACGTATTACAAGTAAGAAATGTAAACACTTCATCTTTATGGTCTGGTTCAGATCCAGTTACATATGAAGATCTATATTTGTCGCCAATTCTATTTCCAAATCATCCGGACGTTGTAGATTATCGCACGTCGTATTACACCAGCGCCAGTATCTATGATAACGTTAATCCAAATATAATAACAAAACTAATTCCTCGTCATTATTTGTGGGAAGGACAAGTAGAAGACGCTTTGGAAACAGAACAAGGTCCAATTGTTGATACTTTAACTGCTGGAGCTGATCCTCGTTCAACCCGGTTAGGTGCAACACAAGTCTTATTACTTCTTTTATATACTTGGGCTAAATTCTTTGATGAATTAAAACTTTACATACAAGCATTTAGCGATTTGATTGCGGTTGATTATGATAATATTGATACTGTTCCAGATCAGTTTTTATTAGATTTTGCTCGTAATCAAGGTTTTGAATTACCACCATTTTTTACAGATGCAACAGTTAATCAATTTATTAATGGCGAAAATATTTCAACCTATCCAAGTTTAAATCAATATTCTCTTCAATATATTCAAAATCAAATGTGGAGAAGAATTCTTGTTAATTTAAGAGAAATTGTTACATCAAAAGGAACTATACATTCAATAAAAACATATATTCGTTCTCTTGGTATTGATCCAGATAATAATTTTAGAATTAGAGAATTTGGTGGTCCATCAAAACAAAACTTAAATTTTGCAAGAGACATAAGAACTAAAATATCTTCAAAAGTAAGTTTCTTAGATGGTGGTTTATTAACAAGTCCATTTTTATCAGCCAGCAGAGTAGAGCCTGGATATCCGGATGTTGCGGGAACAATGTCAGATGGCTTGTTGACTTCAGGTTCTTGGACATATGAGGCAACATATCAATATCCATATTCTGATTATGACTATACAGATAAAGTGAGTCTTGTAAGATTTTATACTACGGGATCAAGTTTTACTGTCAATAACGGTGCATTAATAACAAATCTAATAGCGCAACCGGAATATACAACCGATTTATATAAAATTACCGGTTCATTAACTTTATACGTTCGTTCGAATGATAACTCGAGTTCGCCATATCTCAAAATGCATATATCTGGAGTGAATATATTTGATACAGATAAGTGGTATGTATCTTTTGGACGACAAAGAAATGATGATAATTTAGACAGCGTTATTTCCAGTTCATATTTCTTGAGAGTTGCAAAAAATATGGGTGGAGAAATATTCCAATATTACGTTACTCAATCTTATTTCAATGATTATGCAGGCGGCGGTATTAACGTTTGGAATGAAATTAATGCAACCTCAAATGCAAGCGGTTCCTACTTTATAATAGGTTCAAGCTCAATCAATACTGCACCAACTGCTTTCTTAAATGATATAGCGATACCAGATGAAAGTCGCATAACAGATATTAATGGCTACGTCACTCAAATAAGATTTTGGAGCAAATATCTTGAAGATAAAGAATGGAGAGAACACGTAAGAAATTATAAATCTATTGGTGTTCAAGATCCATTAACAAATTTCAATTTCGTAACATATAAATCCGGATCTTTCCAAAGATTAAGAATTGATGCTTCAACAGAACAAGCCGTTACTCAGTCTGATGGTTCTGGAAATATTGATATATTTGATTATTCTCAAAATAATTTCACATTATCTGGAACTAATTTTATTTCAGATTCTCAAATCATATATCCAGAAAAGTTTTATTTCAGTTATATTTCACCTTATTTTGATGAAGCCAGCACAACAAACAAAGTTCGTATACGCTCATTTGAGCAATTTGAAGAAGTTCAAGTTACTCCTTGGGCACAGGTAGCGCCGGTATATGAAATACCTAAATCAGAAATTCCAACGGACAATACAAGATTTTCAATTGATTTCAGCATGGTTGATGCTTTAAATCAAGATATTGCATCTATATTTTCTACTTTAGATGAATTGGACAATGTTTTAGGAAATCCAGAATTATTATTTTCTGCTGATTATCCTGGTTTAGAAAATTTAAGAAATGTTTATTTTAATCGTTTAACTGATAAGGTGAGTTATAAACAATTTGTTGAATTTTTTAAATGGGTAGATACTAACATTGGTAATTTCGTGTATCAATTAATCCCAAAAAAGACTAAATTTTATGGAACAAACTTTGTTATTGAAAGTCATATGTTAGAAAGACCTAAATTTCAATATTTGTTTGAAGATATCTATCTTGGAGATACAAACCGAAACAGTTTAAAGGATACAATATTACTTTCCTTTTATACCGGTGATTTTGTTCGTTATTAGTTTTTTTGTTTAAATCTATATATAATATAGATATATGACTACGACTTTAGTAAGAACACGTGTAAATCAAGAATTGGAACCGGTTTCTCGTTCTGAATACCGTATGGATAAAGTTCAATTGGAATTTTTTCCATTTGATGATTCCGATCCTTTAGAAACAAAAATTCAAGCTATTACATTATCTTCAACTCCTACATCTGGTGGAATGGATACTTCTGCAACTGATGGTTTAAGACAAGGTGTTGAGATATTAAATGGCAGACATCTTTTTAAAAGCAATCAACCAAAAATATGGGCTGGTAATTTTGAACATGCTACTCGTATAACAACATTTGGTCAATTTCGTTCTTGGACTGAATATCAAAATAGTATTACATGGAATGATAATATTATTGAATTTGATCCGGTTTTCTTTATAGCAATAGGAGGCAAAGATAATTATCCATATCCATTATATTTCAATAATGGTCCACAACAAGGTGAAGAGGCTGCTATAGAACCTCTTACAATTCCTTTTCGTTTAGACCAATTTAAAATTGAAGGTGCATACCCTATTCATAGACCAAAGGGAAATATAGAAGATGGAAATACAGATTTCGCTTTGCCATATGCAAATAGCAGAACATTTCAATTTATACCTTACAATCCAGCAATAACACAAAATCCATTTCTAGATGCTGGACAACAATATATTGGCTTGGGACCAATAGTTGATGACATTATAATCGAAGGTTATGTTGATTATGTTAGAAGAGTTATAGAGCCATTTGATGATACTGAAGATGAAGAAATTGTCAAACAATTAGAAATTGATACTTCAACGGTAGATGGTCAAGATTTTATAGCACAACTTAAATTACTTAGTATTGAATTAGACGAAGATATTAGAGGAGATTATACTCAAAAATCAGCGGCTGCTGGATATGATGTATATGGTCCAGAACAAGCAAGATATGGAACAGATTCGGTTGCATATGTTGGATGGATGAGAGGTAGTTGATATGAGTAGACAAGAAAAAGGTTCACGAATGAGAATGTTGCCACCAAAAGTGCAACTTCAAGATCGTGCTGCTCTTACAGGTTCTTATCCAACAAATGTAAGATTTTCTATTGATGGCAGAACTGGAGATTATCCGGTTAATTTCAATGATACTTACTCAGTCGTTTTTACCGGTTCAAAAAATTATATTCCAGGCATAGGTTTTGCAGAAGATAGCATATGGTTAATTAATAGTGCTTCAAATGATTTAACTGGAAGTATTATTACAACTGGTAGTGTTCGTTCTCAGGTGATTGAAGGATTACCATTTTTTCATTTTACACCGGGTCAAGAGTTAACTCCATTTAGAGATAATGATCAACCAGCAGTTGATGGTAAGTCTTCAAACAATTCTTTTTTTGCTACTGGTAGTGCAGTTACTGATGTAGGAGAAGGATTTACAAGTCCACTTTGGAGTAAAAATAAAATAGAAATTGACATAAGTGTTGCTAATGAATGTACATTAAAAGTAAATCTTTTATCTCCGGCTGCTGTTCCTGGCAGTAGTTCTTTTTTAATGGGATATTATAACGTTGAACAAAAAAAATGGGAAGGTATTGGACAGGGTATTAATGTAACTGATCAGGTTTTTAGAAGTGGAAGTAAAAATTATAATGATTATGTAATTTGTTATGGTTTTACTCCTAGTGCATTAATACCCTGGAGATCACAAGGAGCGGAATTAGAAAGTGGATACCGTCTTTTAGATAGAGGTGGTTTACCAATTAGAGACTTTGGTTTTCCTTTTGATGCTCGTTATCATGCAACTTCATCACAAACAATAAAAATGAGTAATTATATTAACAAGCCGTTTTTGCTTGAAAAAATTGTTATTGATATAAGTGCATCATTCAATTCTTTTTATAATTTTTGGCCAAATCGATTTCCAACTTCTCTTTCTATATATCCAACTAGAACAAATGCATTAGATGGAACTGCTACATCAACACCTTCTGATGAATGGATACCAAGTCATATTAATACGTTTTTCATATTAAATCAGAGAAAAAATATGAAATATCAAACATATGCAGCGGGATGTCATGATTATGAAACCGGTATAGAAGGCATATCTAAAATACCAACATTGATTGACTTGACAGGTGATGGCAACAATACATATGTTAACACAGGGCGAGATTTAATTACGTTTTTAAACGTAGCTACTTACAATTCTGCATTAACTAGTAATGGATTCGCTGCTCAAATAAACAAACAAGATTGGAGTTCTTATATTGACACTTTATATGGAGATAATGTAGATTTAAAAATTCCAGACGACAATCTTGCATATGGATTAGGATCTCCTGGACTTGTAGGTGCTTTTGGTGTTGTTACATCTCGTCCTGCATTTAAAATAATCATGAGTGGTTCTGTAAAAAGTCCAAGGTTTTTTAAACCTGGAGAAAAAATAAATTCTGGATATAGTAATTTATTATTATCATTTTTAAAACAACCAAGACCAACTGGTAATGGACCTATATTACTAACAAATAGTATTAATCCATTTCCTTTACAATATGGTTCTTTTTTTGTCTCAATTCCTAATACTA